ACAAGTCGACCCTGAGTTAAAATCGTCTATTGACCAAAGGTCAGATTACTCTCTTGTCAGAAATAACCTGAAAGACATTATTATTACTGGTCAGTCAGCCATAGAGGGTATTTTAAATGTTGCATCAGAGGGTGAAAGCCCTAGGGCATATGAAGTTGTTGCTCAGATGATTAACAGTGTTGCAAGTGCAAATAAAGACCTCATTGACCTACACAAAAAATTTAAAGACCTTAAAAAAGATACTAGTCAACAAAACGCAGAAAGTATAACTAATAATGCGATTTATGTTGGTTCTACAAATGAGTTGCAAAAGTTGATTAAGCAATCCTCAGAAGAGAAGAACGTAATTGATGCAGAATTTGATGTGATAGAAGAGGATAAATCTATAAATGGTAGACAAAAACCCTAAAACATACCTAGGTAACCAAAACTTAAAAGGGTCTAATGTTAAACAAGAGTTTACTAAAGAACAAGTTGAAGAATACGTTAAGTGTTCAAAAGACCCATTATATTTTATTGAAAACTACGTAAAAATTGTCACCCTAGATGAAGGGTTAGTACAATTTAAACCATGGGATTTTCAACAAAATATGATAAACACCTTGCATGAGGACAGGTTTGTTATTTGCAAATTCCCTCGTCAAACAGGTAAGTCTACCGTTGTTATTGCATATTTACTTCATTACATCCTTTTTAATGGGGATGTACGAGTTGCTATCCTTGCAAACAAGCAGGCTACTGCAATGGAGTTGTTACATAGGTTGAAAGTAGCATATGAACATTTACCACAGTGGTTGCAACAAGGTATTGAAGAATGGAATAAAGGTACTATTGAATTAGAAAACGGTGCAAGAATCCTTGCATCCGCAACATCATCTAGTGCTGTTCGTGGTGGTTCGTTCAACATGATTTTCCTTGATGAATTTGCATACATTCCTGAAAATGTTGCATCGGACTTCTTTAGTTCAGTGTATCCAACCATCACATCTGGTGAATCAACAAAAGTGTTAATTGTTTCGACCCCTAAAGGTTTAAATATGTTTTACAAGTTATGGACAGGTGCTGTTGAAGGGACAAATGAGTACACACCTGTTGAAGTAACTTGGGATAAAGTGCCTGGTCGAGATGAAAAATGGAAACAGCAAACAATAGCAAACACCTCTGAACAGCAGTTTCAGGTAGAGTTTGAATGCGATTTTGTTGGTTCTGTATCAACTTTAATTTCAAGGTCGAAACTTGGGTGTCTTGCATTTACAAAACCTATTTCAGAAAACGAAGATGGAGTAAAAATCTATGAAGACCCAATCCCTGAGCATACATATGCCATGACAGTAGATGTGTCCAGAGGACAAGGTATAGATTACCATGCATTTTCAATAATGGATGTAACAGAAGTACCATATAAATTGGTAGCAACCTTTAAAAACAACCTAATGCCACCAATGGTTCTCCCAAACTTATTGTTTAGGATGGGTACTCATTATAACGATGCTTACATATTGGTAGAAACAAATGACATTGGTGGTCAAGTTATTGATATACTTTATGAAGACCTAGAATATGAAAACATCCTTTATACCCAATCAAAAGTTACCAAAGGACAGATATTAACTGGTGGTTTTGGTTCTGGTAACTCTAGAAGAGGGGTAAAAACTACGTCTGGTGTGAAACGAGTTGGTTGTTCTATGTTGAAAACCATGATTGAGGAAGACAAACTCTTAGTTACTGATTATGATACTATTCATGAATTAACAACATTTGTAGCAAAGAAGAATTCGTATGAAGCAGATTCTGGACATCATGATGACTTAGTTATGACTTTGGTATTATTCGGATGGCTAACATACCAACAATACTTTAAAGAACTGGTAGATATAGATATTCGGAAGGACTTGTATCAAGATAAGATTGACTCTGTTGAACAAGACCTTACCCCCTTTGGTATTATTGATGATGGTCTTGGAAGCGATTTTCCAGAACATGAAATAGATAGTGAAGGAGATATTTGGTTTAATGCAGATGACGATTCTGCACCAATTAAATGGAGATGATAGTGTTCAGTATTCTAAAGTATGCCTAATTATAAATACTCCAGTACAGCATATAAAAATTTTTAGTACAGAGATATGAATAGGAGATATCCCTTATGGCATTTCAAATAAGCCCAGGCGTAGAGGTCAAAGAAAAAGATCTAACTACAATTGTGCCAGCAGTTTCAACAACGATAGCGGCCTTCGCAGGTCACTTTCAGTGGGGACCATCAGAGCAAATAGTTACAGTTGATAGTGAAAACAACTTAAAGGCACTCTTTGGTGAACCAAACAATGATAACTATCAAGAATGGTTTACTGCTGCAAATTATCTTGGTTATGGTAACAATCTAAAAGTAGTTCGACAAACAGGTTCAACTGCCACAAATGCAAGTGCAACTGGTGGAACAGGTACTTATATTAAAAATGACGACCATTACAGCGTAAGTATGGATGGACTAGGTGTTACTAGCGGTCAATGGGCAGCACGATACCCCGGCACTATGGGTAACTCCCTTAAAGTGGTTTGGACTGATGGTGGTTCTACTACCGCAGGAAGTACAGTTAGTGCTACTGAGTACAACACTTGGTCATACTACTCATACTTCGATTCAAGCATGCCTTATACAAGTCAATGGATGGAAGACCTAACTGGTAATACCCAAGGTTATGACGGTTTGAATATTGCTGTTATTGATGAAGATGGTTTATTCACTGGTACTAAAGGTATTGTTCTTGAAACTTTTAACGGAGTATCTAAAGCAGCCAATGCTAAGACCATGACTGGTGAATCAAACTACTATCAAGAAGTTATTAATACTAACTCTAAGTATATCTGGTGGGGTGACCACCCTGCTACTGGTGGTTCTAGTGGAGAAGTTACTGGTGGTTCATTAGGTTGGGGTGATACCCTAACCATAAACACTGGTTCAACAGCACAATTCGATTTAGTTATTGGTTCAACAGGCACTTCTCAAGGTAAAGATGTTTCCTTAACTGGTGGTGATGGTGAAACAACTGGTACAATATCAACAGGAGCAACTGAAGGATACGGTCTTTTTGCAGACGCAGAAACAGTCGACGTAAGTCTAATATTAGGTGGTCCTGCTGATGCAACGCTTGCAGGTGAATTAGTTGACCTTTGCGATTCTCGTAAAGACTGTGTAGTGTTCCTTTCACCTGAAAAAGCAGATGTTATTACAAATGACTCGCCTCGTTCCGAAGCAGATGCAGAAACTGCTGTATTGGGGTTCAGAAATACAGAACTCAATAAAAACAGTTCTTATGCGTTCCTTGACTCTGGTTGGAAGTACATGTATGACCGATATACAGACCTTTACCGATGGGTGCCAATGAATGGTGACATGGCAGGTCTTGCAGTACGCTCAGATGAACAAACAGAAACATGGTTCTCACCTGCAGGATTCAACCGTGGACAAGTCCGTGGTGTGGTTAAACTATCATGGAATCCACGAAAAGCACATAGGGACAACCTTTACAAATCTCAGGTTAACCCAGTAGTTGCCTTCCCTGGCGAAGGTACAGTGCTTTGGGGTGATAAGACATTGCAATCAAAACCAAGTTCATTTGACCGATTAAATGTTCGACGTTTGTTTATTGTTCTAGAAAAAGCAATCTCTACCGCAGCCAAATACCAACTGTTTGAACAAAACGATGCATTCACTCGTACTCACTTCAAGAGCATGATTGAACCATTCCTTCGTGATGTTCAAGCAAGACGAGGTGTTATTGACTTTAAAGTGGTATGTGATGATACTAATAATCCCGGCTCAGTAATAGACCGAAATGAATTTGTTGCAGACATCTACATTAAACCTACTAGGTCTATTAATTTCATAACATTGAATTTTGTCGCTACAGCAACAGGTGTTGATTTCACAGAGGTTGGTGCGTGATTTATAAATATTATAAAGAGATGACACACATTTTAGGAGAAACAGATAAATGAACATCAATAACTTTAAAGCAGCCCTATCAAAAGGTGGCGTAAGACCGCATCTCTTCAGGGTACAAGGTATGATTGGTACTACTAACCTCGCAACAAAGGTTGGTTTTCTATGTAAAGCGGCCTCGATGCCGTCATCTAGTATAACACCTATTGAAGTCCCATTTAGAGGACGCAAGATTAAACTGCCTGGCGAACGAGAATATGCAGAGTGGACGTTAACATTCCTTGCAGATGGTGACTTTGAATTAAGAAATGCATTTGAAAAATGGATGGATGACCTTAACCACACTGTTGCTAATACCTCAACCGCATCACACGACCTTAGTGGTCCACTATTCCCAGACTGGAGAATAGACCATCTTGACCGTACAGGAGATGCAATAAAATCTTATCAATTCTTCCATTGTTGGCCATCTGAAGTGTCAGCAGTTGATGTTTCTACAGAATCTGCTGACTTGATGGAATTCACAGTAAACCTTCAATATACTTATTTTCTTACACAAGATACCGATGATAGTGTTGGTGTTGGAATTGCTGCAGCGCCTGGTAATTGATACCTTTGATAGTGACAGGTTTGTTCGTTATATTATGATTAAAAAAAGGATTATGTTATGCCTCTAGAACTATTCGGATTTTCAATTGGAAGAAAAAAAGCAGGTAAACTTCCATCAGAAGATAAAAAAATAAAAACATTTACTCAGCCCGAGAATGAAGACGGGGCGTTTGTACTTGAAGGTGGTGGGTTTGGTGGATATGGTAGTGGACACTTTCAAACAATAATTGATTTTGACCAAGCAGCCAAAAGCGAACTAGAATCTATAACAAAATATCGAGAAATGGTTATGCATCCAGAGGTGGAGTCAGCCGTTGAAGATATTTTAAACGAATCGATTGTATATGATGAAGAAAAAAGGTCTGTTGAGTTATCACTAGACAAGATAGACAACAAAGACCTTTCAAAAAATATTAAAACAAAAGTCCATGATGAGTATGATGCTTTGTATGCTATGCTACAGTTTGAAAACAAAGGATATGAAATCTTTAGACGGTGGTATGTAGACGGTAAAATTTATTACCACATGGTAGTCGATGAAAAGAATACTAAAAAGGGTATTTTAGACATTAAATATATTGACCCAACTAGAATCCAGAAAATAGTTGAAACTGAAAAGAAAAAAGAGGGAGAAGTTGAGGTCATCGTAAAGAAAGAAGAATATTTTCTTTACAAAGAAGACCCAACACACATAGACGGTCTTAAAATTGCTACGGAAGCCGTTTGTTTTGTAACTTCTGGTCTATATGATGCTGCCAATAGAAGGGTTTTGAGTTATCTGCATAAAGCAATCAAACCTTTAAACCAACTTAGAATGGTAGAAGATGCTGTAGTTATCTACAGATTAAGTCGTGCACCAGAACGTCGTGTATTTTACATTGATGTTGGTTCACTTCCTAAGACTAAAGCAGAACAATATGTGCGTAGCATTATGAATAAATACAGAAACAAGTTGGTATATGATGCAGACACTGGTGAAATTAGAGATGATAAACGACATTTATCTATGTTAGAGGATTTCTGGTTACCACGGAGAGAAGGTGGTAAGGGAACAGAAATTTCTACGCTTGATGGTGGTCAAAACCTTGGTGAAATGGATGATGTTGAATACTTCCAAAAACGATTGTATCAAGCACTTAGCATTCCTAAAACACGATTGGAAATGGATTCTGGATTTAGTATCGGTAGGGCTTCTGAAATAAATAGGGATGAAGTAAAGTTTCAGAAATTCGTTGAAAGACTAAGAAATAAGTTTAATGACTTATTTAAAATAATGTTAAAAACCCAATGCCTTCTTAAAGGTATTATGACTGAAGAAGATTGGGATGCTATTGACCAAGATATTGCTTTTGAGTACGCTAAAGATAACCATTTTGCAGAATTAAAAGAATATGAATTGATTAATGAACGAATGACCGTACTTCGAGATGTGAACGACTACATTGGTAAATACTATTCCGTTGAATGGGTACGAAAGAACATCTTAAGACAGTCCGACAAAGACATAAAAGAACTAGATAAGATGATAGCACAGGAACGAGAAGAAGGAATCATCACAGACGAAGCAGAATATTAAAAAATGACTTTAAGAAACAAAAACATCATTAACGCATTAGAATCAAAGGACTTTGGTCTATTTGAAACGCTAGTTAACCAAAAATGTTCAGAGATTTCTTTATCTACTGTGGGTAAACGATTTAATAATATATCTCGTTCAAGGATGTTTGAAGAAGAAGAAGAAGCAGATGCATCTGCTGTTCAGAACACTGCTGATGACCCAACTTTGGACCCTGGCATGGAAAGGGAGTATTTCCTTAAGTCGTTTGAAGTTGGTGATGTTTTAGTCACTATTAAAACTATTGGTGTAGGTAAAAACAAACCTGTGTCTGTCTGGCTGGATGACCAAAGATGGGAAATGTTCCCCGGCCCAATAAAAGCAGAAGACGAAGCAACAGAATTTATTAAAAGCGACCAATATGAACAGTGGAAAGAAAGAAAAGGACTTAATGACCAACCAGAACCTGAGGAAGAAGAGGAAGAAATTGCTCCCCCAGTAGAAGGTGATGAAGAAGAAGAAGAAGACAAAGAAGAAGCCTCACCACCACCACCACCACCAAAAAAGAAGAAGAAAAAAGAAGAGGCTACTAAAAAAGAATCCGTTTTAAATAACTTAAAGCACATATTAAATGCTAGAAAACCCCAAAAGGTAATATTTGAGAGTAATGAGTCACTAATAGTAGACCCATACAGTGCAAATTTAATAGTTAC